CCTGGTGCCTGGTGCCTGGACCGCGAACCAATCCCCGCAGCCCTGGCGATCCTGGCGCGTACCGCGCACCCTGGTCCCAGGACCACGTGCCGGGGCCCCGGTGCCAATCGAGGCTGATCGTAATTAATTGGCCGGATTTCACGTACAAACGCGCCCGGGGCCCCTTTTACTCGGGTCGCGTGCTTGGGCATGTTTTTCACGAACAATGATGAGAAAAAACAATTTGAAAAGTCGCGAAAAAATTGCAAAAATCCATATACGTTTAATCGCATAAAATTGCATATAAAAATCACACAGGGGCCCCAAGACATGACTAGTAAATTTAAAAAAATTCAATTGAGCATAAATGCCGTGGAAGACGACATGTATTTGAAGGCAGATGGTTTTGATGACGCTATAATTGGAACGGCTTACGGAATGACGGTAAGTGACGACGAGGGGCCTGTTCTGGTCTACGATATACAGAAATGCATTGATATCCTGATGGATGGGGCGGTGGACATGACTCGTGAGGACGCCATAGAGTATTTTGACTATAATGTCCTGGGCGCGTTCATGGGCCCGCAGACCCCGATCTTTATGAATTCTGGCGACGCCGATCTAGTAAAGGCTTTGATTGCGGATGACTGATCCTTTAGACAGCCCTGATGAAGTTGCGGACCGTCAGCTAAAGCTTCAGTTGCGTTTGGCGCAGTTGGAGCGCGTTGAGGCGTGCCAGCAGGACTTCTTGACCTTTGTCCGCGCAATGTGGCCCGAGTTCATTGCGGGTAAGCACCATCGTCTGATTGCTGAAAAACTGGAGGCCGTGGCCAACGGCAAACTAAAGCGTCTGATCGTCAATATGCCTCCGCGTCATACCAAGAGTGAATTCGCTAGTTTCCTGTTTCCTGCTTGGATGGTTGGGCGGAATCCTGCGATGAAGGTCATCCAGGCCACGCACACCACGGAACTTGCGGTAGGTTTCGGTAGAAAAGTAAAAAATCTGATTGAGCGAGAAGACTATGAAGAGATTTTTCCTGAATCGGGTTTGGCTGCCGATTCGAAAGCTAGTGGAAGGTGGGATACTGCTCGCGGCGGTATGTATTATGCTGTCGGTGTTGGCAGTAATCTCGCTGGTCGTGGTGCTGATTTATGTATTATCGACGATCCCCATTCTGAACAGACTGCTATGTCGAATACAGGCTTTGATGATGCCTGGGATTGGTACACCGGGGGCCCCCGACAGCGTCTCCAGCCGGGTGGAGCGATAGTTTTGGTCATGACTCGTTGGTCTGAGAAGGACTTGACGGGTCAATTGTTGCGTCAGATGACCCGTGATCCGTTGGCCGACCAGTGGGAGATAGTAGAATTCCCTATGGAGCTGCCTTCTGGGGCCCCTGTGTGGCCGGAATATTGGTCTTTGGACGATTTGCAGGCGGTAAAAGCGTCTATTCCGCCAAATAAGTGGAACGCGCAGTACCAGCAGCAGCCCACGGGCGACACGAATGCGATCATGAAGCGTGAGTGGTGGAATTTTTGGGAAAAACCGTCAATACCTAGGCTTGAATACGTTATTCAGAGCTATGACACGGCGTTTTCTAAGCGAGAGACGGCTGACTACAGTGCGATCACGACATGGGGTGTGTTTCACCCGGACGAGGGCACGCAGCCCAATTTGATTTTGTTAGATTTGCAGAAGGGTCGGTGGGATTTTCCTGAACTGAAGGCGATTGCGTTTGACCAGTACAAATATTGGGACCCTGAGACGGTGATTATTGAGGCGAAGGCTTCTGGTATGCCGTTAACGCACGAGCTTCGGAATATGGGCATCCCTGTGGTAAACTTTACGCCGTCTCGTGGCAATGATAAGGTCACGAGAGTCCACTCTATTGCGCCTCTTTTGGAAGCAGGCATGATTTGGGTGCCGGATGAGCAATGGGCTCATGAGTTGATAGAAGAGTGTGCTGCGTTCCCTAACGGGGAGCATGATGATTTGGTTGACAGTACCACTCAAGCGTTAATGCGTTATCGTCAGGGTAACTTTGTACAGTTGCCTACCGACGATTGGGGTTCCGAAGAGCCTGTTAGAATGCGGGCTGCGTATTATGGGTGAGGGTAACGGTCGATGACCAAAGACGAAATAGCGCGGGCACTACAGTTAGAGCTTGCGGAATACGAAAGCCAGTCTGATATAAATTCGGCTCGAACCAGGGCTGACCAGTGGGCGCAGGATAACGGGATTTCGTTAACCGATCCCAACTATCTTCAGGCGTTTAGCCAAGTCCGCGGCCAACTGTCCATTGGTGGGGCAGGTTCTGGCAAAACCACGACTGGTGGCACAGGCATCGTGAGTCTGACTCCGATTCGCTCTACTACGAAAGGTCAGCTATCTACTTTGCCCCCTATGCCCACTATGGCGGACACGGTTGTTCCAGGTGCGGCTATGTTTGGTGCGGAGGAGTTGGCGGCTCGTCTTCCTTACGATCCACAATCGATTACGCAGACGCCCGCGTATAACGTCGCGGGGCCCGCGGCTATTACCTTTTACGACAGGATTCTTAATCGCCCGGTGCCGGTGGTATCCAAGGGTGTTTTGCCCAGTGGTGAGCCAACGACTGGTATCACTATGGGGCGTGCGGATTTACAGCCTTCTGGAGAGATGGACATCACAGCGGTGTTTCCGTCCACCGGAGCTAACATAATGGGCAGTGGCCTGGGTGGCACGACGGTAGGTTTGTCTGCCGAGCAAGCGGCTGCGGCGGGTCTTCCTCCGGGTAGTGCGACCGGAACTATCTTGACCACGACGGGCGATCAGTTTGTGACGCCTGGCGGCACGTTGACCTCGGATCAGGTTATTGGGACCACCGGGGGCACTGCGACTACCACGGACAGCTTGCTGGTGGACGACACTGGAAATGTAACTGGTGTGGTCACTGGCGGCCTAACGGCGGGCACGCCCGTGACAGTGCCGCCCGTGACAGTGCCGCCCGTGGTAGACCCGGAACCTACCAGTGCAGAAATCATACAGAATCTGTTTAAGACTTCGCAGACCAAGGACATTGCGGCACAGCGCATAGGAGACTATGCGGTTTCAATCGGCGGGATGACTGCGGAGGAAATCGCGGCAGCGGTAAATCCGTTGATTGGCGAGCAGCCAACTTTTGGTATAACCACACCGGCGTCTACAGAAGAGGTCATGTCGGCCGTCACTGATTTTGGCTACGGCACGGGGCCGCAGGGCAATTCGTTTATAACGGCCACGGCTCCTGCAACAAGGACCGTAAACATGATCCCGTTGACCGACGATCAGCAAGCCGCAGAACTTCTACGTTTGAACACGCAGGATGCTGCCATAGGCACAGGGGCATACACAGAGCAAGAAGCGGCGATGCGTGCGTTGGACTTTGCCAGACGTCAGGGTATGGGTTTGGGCGAAGCGGCAGGTGTTTTCGGGATCACCGAAGATCAAGCACGTCAAAAGGCGTCTGATCTTGGAATCAACCTGACTACGGTTGGTTTTAGGATGGGCGGTGAGGCTGCTATGGGCCCGTCGGCCGTGGACCGTAACCTCATGAACAGGGCCGGTATTATGGGCGCGGTAGACGACGGTTTAAGTAAGACTCTTCTTAATAATATTAATATGGTCATGGGGCGAAGTTAATTATGGCAAATGGTGATCGCCCGGTAGTTTCTTTGATGGATCGTATGAATGACGATCCTGAGTTGCCGCGTATTGAGGATGATGCGGATTTAGCCGCGCCTAATGGCCTGTCTGGCTTGGATACGGATGGTGTTGAGATAGAGATAGACGAAGAGGGAGGGGCGATTGTTGATTTTGATCCGACCGCCGACCTCGGCTCAGACGAGGGTGACTTTTACCGGAATCTGGCTGAAGACATGGATATGGGCGATTTAGGCGCTTTGTCCAGCGACCTGATGGAGCAGTATGACGCCAACGATGCTTCTCGCAAAGACTGGCAAGACACGTACTCTAAAGGTTTAGAGTTGTTGGGTTTGACATACGAAGAGCGTTCAGAGCCTTTCCGTGGTGCTACTGGTGTGACGCATCCTTTGCTTGCGGAGGCGACAGTTCAGTTTCAGGCCCAGGCGTTCAATGAGTTGTTGCCACCTAGCGGTCCGGTTAGGACACAAGTGGTGGGGGCCCCGACCAAGGAGAAGGAAGGCCAGGCCCGGCGTGTAAAAGAATTCATGAATTACTACATCACGAATGTGATGGAAGAATACACGCCAGAATTTGATCAGATGTTGTTTTATTTACCGCTGGCGGGTTCAACGTTCAAGAAGGTTTACTACGATGAAACGTTAGGCCGTGCGGTAAGTACGTTTGTGCCTGCGGAAAATTTAGTAGTTCCGTATGAAACGAGTAGTTTATCGACGGCTCCGGTTATTACGCACGTAGTTCCGATGACCGCGAACGATTTGCGTAAGAA